GTCCATTTCGTCGGCTCCGGCGGCGATCATCGGATTCAGCTCCTTGGCGGACTTTCCGAACAGGGTCATTGCCTTGGTGTCCCGGTCAGTCTCGTTTTTAACCTTTCCCAGGGCGGTGATTGTGTCCTTGAAGACGTCCTTTGCCTTCCGGAGCTGGCCGTTGCTGTCGGTGACGGAGACCCCGAGCTCCTGAAAGACGGCCGCGGCTTCGCCCTCGCCGTCCTTGGCCTTGGCCATGTTGGATGTCAGCTTTGTGAGGGAGCCGGTCAGGGTCTCCAGGCTGACGTCCACCAGGTCGGCCATGTATTTATACTCCTGGAGCTCGTCCGTGGACAGGCCGGTGGTGGTAGCCAGGGTAAGGATGTCGTCGGCATAGGCAGCACCAGCCTTTGAGGCGTCCCACATGGCCGAGGCGGCGTCCTTGGCAAAGTCGGCGATCTTTTTCAGGCCGGTCTTTATTGCGTCGGCCAGGAGCTGGCCTTTCATGACGTCCGCCCAGCCCTTGGTGGCCTCTCCGGCGTCGTCCATGCTGTCGGCGGTCTCGTCGACGCCCTTGTCGACGTCCTGCAGCTCCTTCTCCATGCCGTTGAGCTGTGCGTTCGCCTCGTGGACCGCCTGCTGCCATTTCATGGTCCTGGTGTCCGCCTCGCCGTACATCTGAGCGGATTCCCGCAGCCCCTTCTCCAGGAGCGCCAGCTTGTCCTTCTGGGTCTCGATTTTCCGATTGAGGACGTCCTTCTGGGCGGCCGCTTTTTGCTCGGCGGTGGTTTCTGCGTCAAAGGACGAGGTGACGGCCTTGCCCTCGGCGGCCAGCGTCTTCAGGGCCTGGTTGGTCTGGTTGATTTGGTTTCTAAACTCGCGCTCGCCCTGGATGCCTATTTTCGGGCCAATGTCTACCGGCATTTATTTCACCTCTTTTTCGGGTTATTTCCAATCAGGAAAGACCCGGTCGATGTCCATGGTCTCAGGATCAAAGACGTCGACCGGATCCTCCGCCAGCTTCGCGCCCTCGCACTTGATCTGCTCGATGGCCATCAGCGTCTGCACGCGGCTTACCGGCTGCAGGAGGGCCTCCTCATAGGAAAAACCCACCCGCATCGCATACCACAAAAGCCACTCCGGACCTAATTCTCCGAAGTGGCGTCTGTGTTTTTTGAGTTGCCCTCCGCTTTGACGGTGGGCTCGTCCTTGTTGATAACCGTCAGCATTTGAGCCTGGAGCTCCAGCAGATCGGCATGGTCAAACGTGTCGAGGAGCTCGTCCTCGGCGGGGATCTCTGTGACGTGTCCGGTTTCTTTTTCGCGGATCTCCGCGCCGGCCTTGATCATCTCGACGGCCAGCCAGATCAGGTCCGCGAAAAACTCGGACTGGTTTTCGTTTCGGAACATCTTCGACAGGCTCCCGCCTCTCCGTTCCGCTGCCCGGATGGCCACGCGGACGGTGAACCGGGCCGGGTATTCCTTGCCGTTGATTCTCAGCGTGTACTCCATTCTGTCGACCTCCTTTTGCCGTCAGGCGATCAGGCCGCGCTGATATTCAGCCGGTCGTTGATGTAGGCGATGGCCTGGGCCTCGGTGGTGAAGGTCGCCTGCTTTTTCCACACCTGGTTTGCGCTGTCGTCGCGCATGATGGCAGCGGTCAGCTCCGGGGTCTGCCAGGAAATGGTCCGGCCCTGGGTCTCGGCGGCGTCTGCGGGGACCTGGAAAAGGACCTTTGCCAGGATCACGCCGGTCCAGGCGGGGACGCCGTTTCTCATGTGCTTGACCACCATGCCGATGCCCAGGTGCGGGGTGAGCTGCCGGTTGTCGTAGATCAGCTCCTTGACGCCGGTGTCGGTGACGCCGGTGATGGAGCTGATGGCCTCCTCCTGCAGGCCCAGGATCACCTTGGCCACGTCGTCGGTCAGATCGTTGGTGTTGACGGTGAGGGTGCCGCCGGCAAACTGGGTGTCGGTTTCGTCGATCGCGTTGTCGGCGTAGAAGTCGTTGTCGCTGGCGCTGTCCAGGCTGATGTTGAGGCTCACCAGCTTGGCCGCGGTGCCTCCGTCAGAGTAGGAGACGACGCCGGCAGCCGCGGCGTATTTCGCGTACTTGAGATAAGAGCAGCCAATAATAGCCATTTTTTTCGCTCCTTTACTTTGTTTTTATTTCGAGATTGGTAGCTTCTGAAATTCCGCATCGAGGCGCTTTTTCATCGCCTCAACGCAGCCCTGGCGGGCTTTCTTTGTGGCTCTCTGGACAAATCTGTTCGCCCGCATCCACGAGGTCCCGCGGATCAGACTGCGGGCGATCATGGCGTTCGGTTGGCCTCTCGGCCAGCGCTTCGTCCGCTTGGAGTTGTATCCCTCAAAGCCGATCTTGGTCACGGTCGCGCCGTTCTCCTGCCAGAAGTGGGCGACGCCGAGCCCTTCGGACAGGCCCTTCCGGGCCTCTGGCGTCAGCTCCGTCAGGTCTTTGATCTCCGCCTGGACGGCGTCGGCCACGATGCCGGCGCCGTCGTAGAGGGAGGCGTTGACAATTGACGGGACGCGCTTCAGCATCCCGTCAAACTCTTTCATGTATTCATCCAGGCCTTCAAAGGTGATCTTTGCCATCAGATCACCGTCCAGTCCCATGAATGGTGGATAAAGCCGGTGTCCGGCTCGTAGGTGGCGCCGGTCTTCTCCCAGGCGATGCCGGCGGCGTCGAAGGCGGCGCCGAGGGCCGGAGCCCAGGGATCAAACTCGCGCTTGGTGAACAGGTCCGTGTGACCTGTGACGCCTCGCTCCGCGTGGATGTTGTCGGCGTTCAGATCGTTCTCGTCGTCCTCATTCCAGACAAAATAGCGGTTGGATTTGATCCTCGCAGCGTGAGACACGGCGGTCGGGGTCACGGCCTTGTGGGCGTTGATGATTTTTGTCGCCCAGCTCGGGACGGTATCAGGCATCGCCGTCGCCTCCTTCCTGGTCAATCGGCGGAACCGGCTTGATCTCGATCACACCCTGGCTATATTCTGTCAGGGTCAGGTCGACGCAAGGAGGATAGCTGTCAGGGACAGGCTGGACCAGGTCGATGCGGTACAGTTTTCCGTCCTCGGTCTCGGCGACGTCCTGATTCGTTATGTTTTGCTGCTGTTTGGGGACCCGAATCACACGCTCCACATGGATCTGGTTCTGTTTCGCGTCATAGAACCGCCTGATCCCCAGCTTTCGCTCCTGATAGCAGAGCTTCAGGCGCTCCGACAGGGTAGGGGACGGAAGAAAGCCGCCGGAAGCTCCGTCTGTCACGGCGAGGATCTTCACAACGCCGTCATTGAAGGCCTGGGAAATCTCCGTCCGCTGCCGCGGCCTGAATGGAGTTTTACGTTGAGACGGCATAGGCATCCACCAGCCTTTCATGCTGCATGGCAAGGATCATCGAGCGGTAATTGTTTTCAAACACGTCCAGCGCGCCGTCTCTGGCGTATCGGACGTACTCAAGCAACAGGGTCCTCGGATAGCCGGGGGCATCATAGTCCCCGGCGTCTCCGAGTTTGTCGTTCAGGTACGCCTCGCCGCTGGAGATCAGCTCAGACAGGCGGCTGTCCGTGTCCTCGTCCGTCCAGGTGATCTGGAGGTAAGTTTTTACGGCGGCCAGCAGGGCCGCGCTTGCTTCACTCATTTGGCCGCCCTCCCCTCGATCAGGACTTGGTGACGGTGACGGTGTAGGTCTTGTTGGTGCTGCCGTCAGCGGCGATGACCTTGACGGTCAGGGTGTTGGATCCGGCGGCCCACTTGGCGGCGGTGCCGTTGGGCATCTCGGTGCCGTTCAGCTTCACGATCAGCTCGGCGTCGGCGTCAGCGGGGACAGCCTTGACCACGTTGGAGGCGTTGGTGGTGCTGGCGGTGTAGGAGGTGTCGGAGGGATCGAAGGCGCTGTCAAAGGCCAGAGCGCCGACCTTCAGGCTGACCAGGTTGGCGTCAGAGGCGGGAACCTCCTCGGAGGTCTGCACCAGGTAGCGGGCGGGCTGGACGTTGGAAACGTCGAGCAGCAGGAAGGCGTTGCCGTCCATGGGGAAGCCGTTGGCGAAGGCCTTGATCAGGTATACGCGCTGGTCCTGCAGGAAGCGGTAGTGGTCGCTGTACTCGATGTTCCCATCGGGATCCATGCCGGCAGCGGCGAAATACCGATAGCCAAGACCGAAGACGGCCTCGCCCTGATCCAGGCCGCGGGAGACGGGAACGATCCGCACGTTGTAGGGCAGGGCGGAACGGTAGGAGCCGTCGGGGGCCATGATCTGGGTGGCGGGCAGAATCTTGGTGTAGTAGTCGGTGACGTTGCAGACGAGGAGCAGGTCGCGGATGTCGCGGGCCTTGCCGTTGTCGTCGGCGGCGATCAGGGAGATCAGCTTGCCCATGGTGGCCATGTCAAAGTCGGCGACCTTGACGGCGGCCTTCTTGGGGTACACGCCGCTGGTGACGGTGGTGCCGGGGCCGACCTGGCGGGTCATGCCGATGGGCTCGGACTTGCCGGTGCCGTTGACGAGACCGGCCTCCATGCCGTTGGCGATGGCCTCATAGAGGGTTTCGCGGACGTAGCGGTCCAGCCAGGCGGGGCCGAAGGTGAAACCCTGCTTGCAGACGGGCAGGAAGGCGGACAGCTTCAGAAGGTTGGAGCTGACGACCTGGAAGCCGCCGGCCAGCTCGGTGACGATCTCGTCGCACAGCTCGCCCCAGGCGGCCTCGTTCTGACCGTTGGCGTTCAGGATGACCTTGATGTTCGCGCCGCTCGGGATGAAGTTGATCGCGGACAGCAGGGGGTGACGGGTGCGGAGGTCGTCGAACACGCGGTTGATGACGGTCTCGGGCATCACGTCCTTAAGGTTGCTCAGGGCCTGCTGGGGATCGCGGGACTGCATGGCCTCGCCCAGCTCGGTGTAGAACTTCTGCTCCGCGGAGGTCAGGGGCTTCTCGCCTCTGGCGGTCATGGCGGCCTGGTCGGCCTCGCGCTGCATGGCGTTGAGCTTTTCCTCCTGCTCGGCGGTCAGCTCCTGGCGGGTGTTGTCCACCAGCTCGTTGATAAGCTGGACGAACTTGCCGTTGTCGTCAGCCTTGATGGCCTGGGACATATCGGCGATGATAGCGTCGGTGGTGCGGTTGTTAAGGTTTCTCATCTTTTTCACTCCTTTGTAGTGTGCCTTGTCAAAAAGGCCATCAGGTTGTTGTCATTAACTTCTCCCGGGGCGTCGCCTGTCCCGGGGTTAGTTTCTCGTTGTTCGGGCTCGGCCTCTTGTGGGCCATTCTCGCGCCTCTGGCGGCTATATTCCGTCAGGGCCTTCAGGATCATGCCGCGGACGGACTGCTGTGCGCTGTCCTCGCCGTCGCTTCGGTCGAGGATTTCGGTGGCCAGGCCCAGCTCCAGCGCCTCGGAAGCGTTCAGCCAGGTCTCCTGTCTCTCCAGCTCGAGGATCTTGTCCTTGTCCATGCCGGCCGCAGCGAAGGCCTCCAGGCCGATGGCGTTGAATTTCTCGATGTCGTCGGCAGCCTTCCGCAGCTCGTCGGCGTTTCCGTCTGCCACGGTCCACGCCTGGTGGAGGAAGAAGGCGCTCATGGGGTTGGCGTAGCGGTTCTTGCCGGCCAGGAAGGGGTAGACCGCAGCGGAGGCCACGAAGCCGTCGGCGAAGGTGTCCACGCTGCCTGGGAAGTCCTTCAAGACGTTGTAGATCGCCCAGCCGGCGCTCACGGCTCCGCCGTAGCTGTCGACGTGGACGTTCAGCCGGGTCACGCCGTCAGCGGCGAGGTCCTGCAGCTCCCGCCGGAAGCTATCTGCGCTGGTCTCGTCCTCAAACCATTGAGAGGAGACGATGTCGCCGAAGATGTAGACCTCCGCGCTCTGATCGAGGCGGAGAATCTGGACGGGTTTCATGGTTTTTGCGTTGCTCATGCGTTTTCACCTCCCTCCGCCTCGGTGGTGGTGCCGATGTTCTTGGTCATAAAGTGCCGATCTGCCCATTCCTCGTCGATGGGGCTGTCGCCGATCAGCGCCCGCAGCTCGTTGACGGACTTCAGACCGCTGCCGATGATCTTTTCCACGTTGGCGGCGTTGCTGAAGACGTCGAAGTGAACGATCGCGGAGGTGTCCACCGTCAGCCGGTCGCCCGCGAGGTACTCCTGCATGGTGAAGCGCTTCCGGTTTGCCTCCTGCTCGATCATCCGGGCCAGCGGGTCGATCACGTCGGTCAGGAATTGCCGGTTCGCCACGGTGGTGTCCTGCTGGTTTCCGGCGATCAGAGCGGAGGGGATCAGGAAGGCCCGGCTGGTCTCTGCCCAGATGGAGGCGATCAGGTTGCGGATCTCGTCGCTCTTGACAGCTCCGGCGGAGTTTCCGCTGACCTGGGTGTATGTGTAGCCGTCCATTTCCGGCAGGATGGCGCTTGCAGAGTTGAGGAAGGGCTTGATCTGCTTCTCCATCATCTTGGTGAAGTTCTCACGCCATTCGTCGTCCGCCGTCAGCACCTGGTCGACGTGGACCTTCCAATGCTGCCCGCCGTTGAACAGGTAGTTCTGCATGGAGGACGCCATCAGCTTCAGGAAGCTGTCGCCCATCTTCCGGATCAGCGGCTCGATGTTCTTCCAGTTTGGCCGGATGTACAGCACCTCGGCCTCTGTCAGTCTCTCGATCTTCCGCTTGCCGACCTGGATGTTTTTGTATGCGTAGACGGGCCGCTCATCGTCGATGTCAAATGCGTCCGCGACGACAATCCCGTCCCCGTAGGGCTCCTTGACGATCAGCGCCTCGCCCTCGGAATAGGCCTTGGCCACCAGCTTGTGCCAGAAGGCTGAGGCGCTCTGGTTTCGGTTGGGCTGGACATTCCAGAGGTACCATTCCGGGCCTCTCTGCTGGCGGCCGCCGCGGAACTCCCGGACCTCGCACTTGCCGACGGCGTTGGCGATCAGGTTGACGCAGCCCCAGAAGGCGGCCTCCCGGAACTGCAGCTCCAGGCCGTCCGCGTCCAGACAACTGCACAGCTCGATGATCTCCGTTCTGTTGGAGACTTCCCGTCGTCTGAAGATGTCAAAAAAAGAAAATGCCATTTGTTCACCTCCCCGGCCTCTGCCGTTGAGCTATAAAACAAAAACCGGAGGCGGCTGCGCGACAGTCGCTCCGGTTCCTATTCTGTTTTCGATGCAGACCGAGGCGACGAAGGCCATGAAGGGGTCCGTCTTCCTGGACTTTGCCTCGATCTTCGCGTAGTAGTAGTTGCCGGTGTCGCTCCCGACCTTCCGGGAGGACGGCACCCGCTTGGTATTGTTAACGGCCCAGCGCAGCATGGGGTTGTCACCCCAATGGAGGCGGCCTTCGTTGAAAAGCTGCTGGATCACCGTGTCCGCCTGCATGATGTCCGAGGGCCGGATCAGTTTGACCCGCTGCTTGTCCCGGCTGTCAAAGCCGATCTTCGCCATCTCCTCTGAAAGCACCGTCCAGCGGAAATGGTCGGCCGCCAGGGCCTTGACGGCATAGCGCTTCCCCATCTCCCGGATCCAGTCCGCCAGCATGGTGGCCGTGATGGCCGGTGCCTCGACGTAGGTGATCAGACCAGCCCGGACCCAGTCCTGCCAGGGTGCCTTCACCTTGCCCAGGGTTTTGCTTTCAGAGCAGACCCAGGCGTGGTTTATGTCGTAGCGGTCCTGGCCGATCCGGAAGTGGAGGTTGACCGCGGCCCAGTCTGACAGCTCGGCGTAGTCGATGCCGACCACGCAGGGCAGCCGGTCCAGCGGCGGCAGCTCTCCCTTGGTCTTCAGGACGTTCTCGTAGTCGGTGACGCTGACCTCCGAGAAGCCGCTCCGCAGCCCCATCCTTTTGGTCAGGAAGTCGGCGTTCTGGGCTGGGTTCTCCTTCCAGTCGTGGTATTCGTCCATCGTCTCCTGGAAGAGATCCGGCAGATAAGCCAGCGACGGGTTGGCCATGTACCAGTTTTCGGGATCGTGGACCTCGTCCTTTTTGGACAGGCAGCAGATGAAGGGCAGGAAGCCCCTGTCCGCCTCGCCGTCAAAGAGGATACGACGGGAGCGGGCCAGATAGTCATCCAGGGGGCCGTCGTTGACGGTGCCATTGGAGCTGAAGATCCAGATCCGCGGGTGCTTGGTTTTACCGAGGCCGGAGACGAAGACCTTGATGTTGTCATTGTTTTCGTACTGGTGGACCTCGTTGAAGACCACCAGGCCGGAGCGCATACCGTCGTTGCCCTTGGCGTTTGAGGTCCTGCCGCGGACCACGCCGCGGTTGACCCTGCCCTGCACCATCTCCTTGGTGTGGTAGTAGTGCTTCTTCAGCTTCGCA